GCTCTGGATAGTCCTTAACCTCTTTGATGTGATCCACTTCGAGGTTTGTTGTTGTCCTCTTGCCATTCTGCCTGCACCAAATACACTCTCTCTTATCTCTAATGATTGCAATCTCTCTGAGTTTCCTCCACTCTGTCTTGTGGTAGAAGGTGCGATACATAGACTCTTTGCTTGTCGTATCAATCTTAATCATTGGCAATTACCTTTTCGTAATGTTGTCTGTTAAGCTCAACAAACCAATCTCTCACATTTTGTTGTGTCTGAGACTTAGCATAATTGAGATACTTTGCACCAGCGCTTGTCATGTTTAGTATGCGATGCACATAAACATCTTTGATAAGCTGCATCATGTTGCTGTCAGTATGATTTATCATGTAGCTTATGGCTGACAGCCAGGCAAAGTAAATGCGACAGTCAATATCATTAAACCTATTGAGACCTGTCTTTTCCTCTTTCTCCTCGAGCATCTGTAACAATATAGAGTTTAATGGATTGCCTTGAGACTTCTTATAGTATCTTTGTAGCCACATAATGTGATGGCTAAACTCTTTTTCTATTTTTGTTTTTCGCATTACATTTCCTAGCCATAAATAATAATTACTTTTTAAAACATGGATAATCATGTTCCTTTTTAAATTGATTGTGATACTCTAGCCATTCAGACGGCACCAAGCTTCCTTTGTTAAAACTCTGATACCATTTCCAAGCCCAGTCAATTCCCTTTTGGATGCTTTTTGGTCTTACTTCGCAATATTTGTTAGCGATAAACATTATCATTCCTTTTGGCGCTATTTTGTACATAACAATCCACCTTAGTTAACTTAATAAATTTCATTTCGCACCTCTATTTTAAAATTTTTATAGTTTAAACGATTGAGACAACTTACAAAGCGACATATCTAAACCTGGATTATCGTAGTATTCAAGTGATACTTTGCGCTCTACTAACTCATCAATTGACTGAATATCCTTTGTATGCCAGTTAAGGTTAAGAGATACTAAGCCTGCTCTGCTATTTTTGAAATTAATTCCGTTTAATATCACTTCTGGTACAGATTCATTACCTCTAAAAATAATTGTCAACTCTTTTATCGGTTTGCTTAATTTATTACTTGGATATGATTTACCATATGGATAACGTTTAGGTCTCATTTATTTCTCCTCTCTCAATGTCACATATCTTATATATTGTTAAATTCCCACATAGCGACTAAATCAACTATGATTACTGAGCCACAGTCAAATTCCTAAAAAGGTAATGCAACATTTTTTCGTTTTGTGTTATTAAGTAAAACTAAAAAAATATTATAGGCTGAAATCAGCCACTGCATCATCTATCCGTTCTTGGTTGATACCTATGTATCTTAAAGTTATATCTGGCGAAGAATGATTAAACATCTCCATCAGCATGGCTATGTCTTGAGTCTTTTGGTACATGTGATAACCAAATGATTTTCTCATGCTGTGTGTTCCAATGTGATGTATGCCAAATTGCTTAGCAGCCTTATTTAGTATTTTCCATGCTTGCTCTCGACTTATTGGTTTCTTCTGGCCCTCTTTTCCTGGCTCAGTACATTTTTTTTGGCTCTCGAATAAGTAATCCCAAGGCTTTAATTGCTTATCTTTGATATACTTATCTATCTCTCGTCTGAGAGTTTTATTAATTGGAAACCGTTTTTGCTTACCTGTCTTTTGCTCGATAATATCTATATAGTTGCCAGCAGTGACATCCTTAACTTTGAGAGGTAAAATATCACCTATTCGCAAACCAGTATTTAATCCAAACAGTAACAGTAGAAAATTTCTTGGATTCCAACCTTTCAAATAGTCTTTTATCATATCAATCTGATCAGTATCTCTGATTGGCTGTACTATCTTCAAGCTGTCTCACCTCCTACAAACAAAAAGACAAGAACGGATTGTCCTTGCCTTTTCCTCAGAAATAATGATATTCAAATCGTTTCAACAGTTCCTTACTTCTGATATTCAATAATTCACGCTATCATAATAACTTCTTTTTTGTGGCACTACAATACGCTTTTAGTGCCAACCTTTCAATTTAGCATAAATTTTTAAAATTGATTTACGCTTTCTATAAACTGATGACTTGCTGCAGTTGATAGAAAACATGACTTCCTCCCAATTATATTGGTGACCAAGCCAATGCAAAGAAAATATTTCTTTTTGCTCATCATCCATTACCTCTATTAGCTTTTGGACAGTTTCTTTGAAAATGTCCATGTTGCGTAAAGTGAGGTCATCACTCCATTTTTCCACAATCATATCTGGATGATTGAGAAGACCGTTTGTCCGATAAGTTAAAAAATTAATACCATCTTTTGACATCAATTCCATCTGTCTTGTTGCAATAGATTTGTCAATATCTTTGAATTGCATCAACTCCTTATCGAGTAAATCGTAATCTTTTTTGGATAGTTTCATTTTTACCCCACTTATCACTGCCCCTTATTTGTGATGACTTCGCCAGATGTCTGTACCTCAACCCAGCCATGTTTATACCTAGCTTCGGCTTCTTTCATTTTGATTAAATTGTCGGTGATTGATGCAGCCTTTGTATTGTTGGATTCAGCTTCTCCTTTGGCTTTAATCACTTGAGCATCCGCCTCTGCTTGAGCCTGTATTTGCTTGGTTTCAGCTTCAATTTTAGCTTTTTCTTTGTCTTGTTTAGCTGAATCTACTTGCTTTTGCTTAACAGACTCATCTTTGATAGCTTTTTCAATTTCATCTCCTGCATCTTGATCAGTTAGGGTTACCGATACAAGCTCAATAGATTCTTTCGCTAACCGTTCAGATAATGATTTTTCAATTTCTGCATACAGTTCATTACGTTTGGAGCCTAGAGCTTCGTAAATATCATAGTTAACTGTCACTTGCTCAACTGCTCTTTGAACGGCTGCTTTTATGAGTGATTTATTGACATTTTCCATACTCTGATAGTCCTTAAAGACATTCATAGCATTTTTTTCAGACACTCGATATTTGACATCAAGTGTCGTATCTAGCCATTGAGCATCCTCTGTTTGAGTGGTAATCTTTTTGATTTTCTTTTGTTGCACACTGGTAGGCATCTTGTAGATTTTATCAATAAAAGGCACTTTTAAATGATAGCCAGTTGATAGTGTTTGCTTTTGCACACCCGAAGTTGCAGATACCTTTACGCCAACTGTGTTCGCTGGAATACGTGTTACCGCAGTTGTTCTAAAAAATACACCACCAATAATAAGAAATGCGACTGTAAATACTAATTTTTCTTCTTTTTTCATTTTTATCCTCCAAATGACTTATAGAACTGTTTTCCAGATTCTTTCCACTTAATCAACCTACCACACTCATCATTTTTCCAATCATTTGGAATACGAGCTGATGGGTCCTGAACCCTGACAACTTTTTCTTTGATAACAATTTGAGGTTTTGTATCCCATCCTGCAAGCCATGCTGGTTCTACATTAAATGCCAATGCAATTTTCTCAATCTGTTTTAAACTTGGATTTGAATTTTGAGACTCATGGTTAGCTATCATATTTTTGTGAACGTGGGCTTTAGCAGCAAAAGCACTTTGAGTTAAGCCTAATGCTTGACGTAAGTATTTAATTCTTAACTTCATCCGATTTTAACCCCATATTTTCTACGAGATAACCGGGCTCTAGCTACCCTTCTCATATCCTTCCACGTCACATCAACAACTTTTTGAGTTAGCTCTATATTTGACTGCTTGAGTCTGGCAATACAAGTTTCGTTATCTTCCAACTCTTTATAGCATCTGCTTCTCTCTGATTCTAAAAAGTTGATATAGTCAAGGGTTGACTGTAAAGTTTTAACGCCACTTATATCTATGACTGCGTCGCCATATTCCCTACTGCGATCGCTGCGTGAGTACATCATATATCTATTTCCTCCTAAAATGGTAAATCTGGTTCTGGTCCATAGTCTGGCATGCTATCAGCTAAACTGCTTGTGTTTGCAGTGTTATCACGCTTCTCCAAAATCTGGAAGCTTTCTGCGACAACTTCCGTAACATAGACACGTTGTCCTTGCTGGTTTTCATAATTACGAGTCTGTATGCGTCCTGTTATTGCAATCAATTGCCCTTTTTTAGCCCAGTTTGATAAATTCTCGGCAGACTTTCGCCAGATGACACAATTGATAAAGTCAGCCTCTTTTTGCCCATCTTGATTTTTAAAATTACGATTAACTGCTAAAGTAAACTGTGCGCAAGCTACTTGACTTGGTGTATAGCGTAGCTCAACATCTTTTGTTAAGCGGCCAATCAAAACAACGTTATTGATCATTTTTTATAATCTCCTATGCTATTTAATGCTTGTTCGTAAACTTCAGATAGTCTCTTGTCAAAGTGGATATAACCCAACTCGCACATAATTGTTAGTGCATTTACTTGTTCAAATCGCAAACCTTTAATGTATTTTTCTTCTAGGATTTTTTGGACAACAGATGACAACTGAACATCTGAAATTCCTTTTTCTTCCCTAATTTTTTCTAAATTATTCATTCCCTCACCTCTTTCGCAAATCCTTCTCGCCATGCCCAATCGAAGTCTTTGCGGATTTCTGATTCGGTGAGTTTTGCATTTTCGGCTGTTAGATTTTGACTAAAATACAAAGTGTTTTTACCGCGTACTAAAGGCTGACCGTTTGGCAAATCAACTGTATACAGCTGCTCTTGCTCGATTTCATAGCCAAATTGGTGCATGTTAATAAGAGTACGAACTGGATTCTTTGATTTTTGCATCCAATAATAAAAATCATCTTCTTCAACTTTTTCATCATAGATTGACATTTGATATAAATATAAATCATATTCCAAATTATCTTTATGCTTTTCGTACCAATCTGCAACACATTGTTGTACTATAACTTTTAGTTGGTCGATGATACCTAATACATCAATTCTTCTAATTAAATTACCTTTAAAGTCGGAATAATTAAACGCCTCTAGTTCTCTTATCTTTTTAATAGCTTCTTCAATGTTCATTTTGTTACCTCGTATTTAACTTACTCTCTACATGCACTATCGCATCACCAATCCACTCTTTGACATTAAATTCTTGCTCAATATCTTGAGTCCTTGGCATAACGTTAATATCACTAAAACTCAGCATGTCGTCTTTTGTATTTTGCAAAAAATAAATGTTTTTAACTTGTCTTGTTAAAGAGTCACCATGCACCACCACGCCATTTATCCCTCTTATAGACATATTAAAGAGTAAAAACGGTAATGCTCTATCAGATAACTCCTCTACTTGATACCAATAATCGCTTGGTTTGTATGTAAAAGGATTTGATGATATCCTATGTCTTTGCCATGCTTGTATGAGGATTCCTCCTGTGCCTACTGCGCTCTCATGGTATGTGTGCCCGCTTACCAATCCAGTCAGTAACTTAGATACACTTAGCGGAGTAAAATCTTGCTTTTTATTTTTACGATCGGCATGCTCATCCTCAAAATATCGCATAAACCAGTCATAAGATAGATCTGTCTCAATATCCAAAAACTGTCTAAATATATCCTCACGACTATCTTTATCAAAGAGTATGTCCATAAGTCGTTTGGGTGCTTTATAAACTTCGTCGATGCCTAGTATGCGATGTATCTCATCGATCTTAATCATGTCACCCCCCATTACCCGTCAACTCAGCTATCCACTTAGTCTGTCTCTGATTTTGCTCACTAGCACGTTTAAGCTGCTTTTGTGTTCTGCTTAGCTGTGTACGTAGTCCTGCGATTTGTGGTTTGTAGTGGCTTTGTAGTGCGATGCTAAAAACAGACACGAGACACAGCACAGCTATTAGTGCAGCGATAATGATGCTTTTCTTTTTGATTGCTTTGTCTTTTGTTACTAACTCATAAAGCAAGCAATCAATCATCTGTTGTTCAGTCATTCTTCCACCTCTGCCAAAATATAAGTCAAAGCTTTTTCGCAAAGAGAATTTTTTATGACTTGATAACCAACAACTGTCACTTTTGCGTACTTGTTTTTTTCGATAAAATCGTTTAGGTGGTCTGTTGCACTTTTCCATTCGTCATAAAATTCAATATATTTTTTCATCCTTCTAACCTTTCTAGTAATTCTGGATTTTCGTAGCTATTCCCAATGACTATATTTTCTTCTATTTCAGTCCACAAATTAACCGCATCTTTACCTGTGTCGATAACCCAGCTCCCCTCTAACAGTTTGACAATACCTTTATAGTCTTTCTCGTATTCATAGCAACCACCGATTTCATCAGCCCTTATTTTGAACCTCGTTGTCATTACAATATCTCCCTCAAAGGTTTCTTCTCCATTTTCGTCAAACAGTCCTGTTGATTGCATGAGGATATAATCGTCAAGGCTATCTTCTACAAAATGGATTGTCTCCATATGTCCGTGGCGAAACTCATCATCTGCTAAGCTGCATCTGTATATTTTGCGCTCAAATGCTCGAAATCCATCAACGCCATACATTTTTTTGGTCTTTTTATTAAATGCTCTATACTTTGGTATCATTCCACTTCCACGCTTTCTAACATCCAATAGCTGATATTGTTATTTCGCTTATGTCTGTACGTTCAACATCAATTAGAGAAATTTTGACATTCATGAAATCAGGAAATTCTTGTAATTTAGCAATCAGTTCTTTTACTGTCATGTTTCCACCTGTTCTAGCATCCATTAGCCTCGTTTATCAAGGTTAACAAGTAATAGCAATCCTTTGCTCCATAGTCAATTCTGATAGCTTCGCCACTCATGCTCTTTGCATATCGTGGATTTATGATTGCGGAGTTAGCTCTAACATGTGACTTGATGGCATCAACTGCATCTTGAACATTGTCAAAATTACCAATTGTAATTGGATAAAACCCATTAACAATATGTTGTAGTTTAAACATCAATACCTCCTATCCTCCGTCTCTTGCGGATAGACAAAGCTATTTCCAGTCACACCCTCAAGAATCCGACTTGACAGGGCACCATTGCCAAAGTCATCCGAATAGAGCTGTTTGATGTCCTTGCTGCTCAGATTTGTGTTGATGATAGTATTACTACGATTGTCTAAGATCTCGTACAACACTTGATGCCGCCATTCGTTCTTAGCTTTGTTGCCATCCTTTCGGCTCTCTTTGCCAAGGTCGTCTAGAAAAAGATAATCCACCCTCGTCAGCAAGTCCACCATCTTAGCCTTTGAAAAGCCGTTGTCCACCGTGAAGCTCTCTTCGATTTTGTTGAAAAGGCTCACCACCGACACAAAAAGAACGCTCTTTGGATTATCGTAGGCTTTGAATTGCTCATTCAGCCATTTGGCAAAACCATAGGTCAGATGGCTCTTACCGACACCAGATGGACCAGTCACAATGGCATTGCCAGTTTTATCCTGTCTGTAAAATTGCTCCATCCGCTTGACAAAGTTAATGGCCTTTTGATCAATCTCAGACTTAATCTCATAGTTATCCAGACTCTTAGCCCTCAGCTTATCGCTGATCAAGCTATCACGATTAAAGACCGCATAAGTATCAGCCAGCTTGCTATTGACCTCAGACTCAGCATTGAGCTTTTTCTCAAAAATACCAATCGCTGCCTTGGTACACTCTGGACACTGCTTGAGCTGTTCCAGTTTACCTTTGATGGGTACCAGTGTCATCCATAGCTGACAGCCATGCACTTCACAAAGCTCACCCAACACTTCCTTTGTTTGAAATTTCATCAGAATCCCAACCTTTCATCTACTGCACTAGCTAACAAC